CGGAATATCGTTAGTTTCGCCACCGATAATACCATCCTCGTTCGCACCAGTTGTGGCGTAGTCTACAAATTGGTTCGACGTGTAGTCCACCCATCCGCCGCCCGTCTTGGCGACGATATCACGCATCCATGTAACGCTGCTCAATGGTTCCAGCAGGCGCATGTCACGCTTTTCAAGTTCACCGACCAGGAATGCCATGCCGGAGCCAATTGCTGCGTCATTCATCGCCATCGACGGCCCAAGTCCGTCAACAGTATGCACTTTACGTGCCATAGGTGCTTTTGGTACTGTCATATATATACATCCCCCTCAATTACGGATTGTTCCGCGAAAGAATTGTTATTTCAGCAACCTTGTTCGGGTCGATCTTACCGGTTTTCCACTTAACGCCTGTCAGTTTGATCGTGTTTGTACCGTCGGCAGCAGCTTCAAACCCACCGATTACACCAGTTGGAATCGCAGCATTTTCTGCAATGCGGACGTGTACATCTCCGCCAGCCTTTGGAGTTCCGTGGTTGCAAACAACCGTAACGGATCCTCTCTCGATAACGTCGCAAGGTTGCCCAGGCTTATAAAATCCTTGTGCCGCGAAATAGTCTGTACTTTGTTTAACCTCGCGTACTGCTACGCCAGCAAATGTTTCTGCTGTACCTGTGGCTCCGAATTTCGAGTAGGTGTTGTTGCTATTCAGAACAACGGCTTCACCAAATTTGATATCTTCGGTATCTGTTTCTTTTACCAAGCGATTTGTAATAATTGCATCAGCACTACGCGATACGTTGCCAGCATAACCGAGATTTAGAGATTTACCAATTGCAAATCCTGGCATTGACCATCCATCCTTTCTTGTGGCTCTATTAAGAGCGTCCTTTGTAATGTGGGTTGTGTTTGTCTCTGATACTCCGGCCGAGTTCTTCGATTTGCTGCTTGCGATCAACCGCCTTTGTGTCAACTGCCGGTTTTCTTTGTGCAATAGCTGCATATGTCTTCTTGGCTGGTTTACCTTTAATGCTTGCAATGGCAGCATCCGCAACGCGTTTGCGTTCCATTGGATCGGATATCGCGGCGATAATGGGCTTGATTGCTTTCAGCGCAGCGATTTTATGCGCATTATCGCTTGTCAGTGCGTTTTGTGGTCGATCCTCTGGATTAGACACCGGGCCTTCTTCGTCCATTTGTTCGACTGGGATCGTATGACTTTCTTCCTCGTCGTCTTCGGCTGCCCGTTGCTCAAGCTCAGAAATAACGTCATCAATCGTTTCTTCGGCACCTTTTTCTTGTTGTCCCTTGTCAACGAGTTTCATAACAATTTCGGTCAGTTTTGCTACTTGTTCAGAAATCGCTTGCACTGCTGGATCTTGGTTGTCATTTGCTTCTTTTTCTTTCGATTCAGCGCCTTCATCCGCAATCCTTTCACCAACCAAGGCGTCTACTGCCTCCATAACTTCTTCTGGCGCAGCATCAGCAGCGAATGCCTTCAATCCAATGGCCTTGAAAAAATTGTTGATAAACGAAGACTTATTATCTGTCGAAACATACTTTGGTAAGACAATTTTCCCCATCTTTCTTTCCCCTTCCGGTGTTTGATTTTTTGAATCTTTTATCGCAACGCGGTCCCCGGCACGTCCTTGTTTAACGACGGCCACATGGTTACCGCAAATTTGCTTCTGTTGATACGTCCCATCATCTAAAGCTTCGTAGGTGCAGTCATATCCGCACGATACTTCGCGTTTTCCCTCCTGAATCTCATCGATAAGGGTTTGGTCATGGGCAACCAAATCGGCTAACAGCAAGTCGCTCTCGCCGCCTGAACCCTGCCGTACATTTTGAATTACCCCTCTCGCATACCGGGTTGCATTTTCTGGAGTGACGGCTTCCGGCGGGTGCTCATCGGTCAAAACCTTGCCCTCAAAGCTCGCCATGGCCGCAGGAGAAAAGACTTCCTCGGGGCTGCGGTAGACCTTCACGACCTTCCCAGCCATGTCATCAGCACCAATTTCCTCTCCCAAGTATTCATACCAACCCGTGCGCGCGATCGGCACATTATGGCAGATCAGGAAGCCCTCCGGCGTGGCCGTCATGTTTTTGGAAAAGCGGCTGCCGTAATATGCCCTCATAGTTCATCTTCACCTCCTTCTGGCAATAAAAAAAGCCTGCAATTGGCTCCCTACATCGTCGCTTCAAATTGGACACGGGTCATACGCTGGATCCGGCCGCCCCAATACACGTTAGCCGGCCATGTGATCAAATCCAAATCGATCACCGGCTCGGGATAGCAGCGGCAATTGAAAATATCGCCCGCATGATAATGCCCGTAGGTGCGCGACTCGCCGTCAAGCTGTTCCGGGTTAGGTGGGTTACTCCATTTAACCAGCACACTATTCATCTTTGCGTGGGCATCCCGTACGCGCGAGTCCTGCGACGTTCGCCAAACATACCAGTTAATGCCGATCGCCTGACTGCGAGCTCTCGTCAGGGCTGTGGATGTTTTGCTCGTCTCTGTCCGAGCGATGAGCCCAGCCTTTGCTCTGGAGGCTTCAGGAAAGTAAGCCTTAATCATTTCAGCTATGTCGTTGGCTCGTGTGCCCTTGAGAGCTTCACGCATGACATGCTTGTTAACCTGTTGGGCGATATCTAAAGGCATGGACTGGATTAGCTCAGCGTTACGGTTGATTTGATACATAACATCGCCACCAAGACGACCAGCCATTTGCTTTTGAAGAGCTGCATATATCAATCTTCCTCGGCTGTTTTTGCGTGCTGCCTGCCGCCATGTCCGGCCTGAGTCACTGAAAAGATGAGTGACCATCTTCATAGCGGTTGACTCAGCGTAAGCGGTAAAGCCCTTACTTCGGGCATAGTTTTTAATGGACCTCATGATCTCATCAGGATCGTCTAAGTCGTCCAATAAAGCTCCTAAACTTTTCATCGAAGCTCGTAGCGCTTTTTGGTATGCCAGCTCGATCCTCCTTTTCGGAGCCCATAAATCCGCCATAGCCTAGCTCCTCCTCTCCTGGAAGCAGCTCACCTTGATGTGTCCCATCGTCAGCATTGTCAATGTCCTCATCGCTGATGTTAGTAAACATGCCTGTAGTTTCGCTCATTTGCTTAAGTTCTTTGAGCGACGTCTTTTGCGAGATGATGCCGGCTTGATAAACATTGATAATCGATGTGGTTTTCTTATCTACCAATTCCGCGACTTCTTTGTCATTAGGAGTCCGGATTGGGTCAAACTTGTAATCCAGATCGTCGGGGATTGCACCAAACTCGGACATGCACATGACCGGCAAAAGTTTATCGAGCACTGGAGCGAGCGACGTTTCCTGCCCCTGCTGGACTGTCTCGTAGTAGTTCTGCATGTCGCTCTCGCCGGTTGCGTTGAGCCCTGCAGGTGAACGCCCAAAAAGCTTGGTAACCGGTATTTGTGAGGCACCAGCCATATCGAGCATAAATGACTCATAAATCTCATTCAGACCGCCGAAGTTGTATTGATGGGTCTGAAACTCATCGTCTTTGCCGATGATATGCATTCCCATATTGGACATGAGCCAGTTTTGCGCCTGCAGCGTATTGTAGATGTCGGCTTGAATCTTTGGATCGCCGGTCGCAAGCAACTCTCCCCAATCAGAGGTTTTCTGAACCCTCAGATTAGCCAAGAAGATCAGCTGCGCGATATTCCAGCTCGTGTTGTCGCGCTTCTTAAGCTCATCGAATACAACCTCGACCTCGGATGCACCCCAGTACTGTTCGGCAATTCGTTCCCAGTACGGAAGCTCTCGTCCAGGAAAACGCAAGATTCGGCTGTGGTGAACGTGCATTGTCTGGGCATCGTCCGTCGTCACCTGGTAATATTTCGGAAGCCCGAACTCCGGATCGTCAATATCGTCGACCAGCTCATCACCCGGGTACACGCCAGACCAACGGTCCAAGATCATTAAGCCCTTGAAACTCCCCGGCATGATCATATCGAAATCGAGCGGCTGGTCCAAAACGTCTTGGTGTCCATCAATCATCATCAAACTGACAGCGCCGCCGTACAGTCGCCCCCATTTTAGCCCCTGTAGGATCTTCGCCTTAACTCGCCGGGTGCGCCACAGCTTATCCAGCCTGCGAACCATATCAGGCGGCAACTGCGTCGTAATCGTGATCCAGTTACGTGTCATGTCCTCCGGAATTGTATCGATGACCCGGCGAATGATCCAATGACTGCGGTACAAGCTGTTCATAAGCTGGTAGTTCTGGGTGAGCCGGGTCATCGGGTATTCAGTACCTTCCAGCAAATTTGGCGTACCGTGCCCCAGACGCGCCAAAACGTTAGAGAAAGTGTCCATTGTTATTCCGCGGGACGTTAACTGCTTCGGCATCTTCTGCTCCGCTGGCGGCTGTCTCGCGTCCTTTACAGCCCGTCTCTTGCTTCGTCTGCTCAAATGGTTTCCTCCTTTCACTCGATAATGATTGTGGTCACTTCGTTCAATTCATGTCCATTACGGCGGCAATCTCAGCACAAAGAATGAAGCTCTTACCGATCCTTAGGCAACTCCCGTCCTCAAGACTTATGCTTTTGCACACATCATCGATCGAGTCGCTGGATGCGACATTAATTTCTTTTCCGCTTTTTAGTATGATTTGCATTTTATTCAACGATTTCGGCGGTTTCGGTATATCAACATATTGTGGCATATGCTCCTCCTTTCTTACGGGCGGTTCAGGTACAGACGGCTTATTCACATGTCCGCAATCGTCCGTATACCAACCTTTGGGTATTTTACCTGTACATCGGGTGCAGAACTTACCTCGTGATCTCTTTCGACAATGGCCGCAATCGAACACGTCCCGAGAGGAAAAGAACAAAGCAATCTTTTCGAGAAAGGTCATGATGCTAACCGCCGCGGCTTAAGAGCTCTTTAACCAAATCTCTTTTATTGCATCTTCTACGTCGTTTAGGATTTCGTTCGGAACTTTCGGTATCCAATCTCGAATTTGTTTTGAGGACTCTACGGTTTGTATGATTAATGCCTCAGTATATTGTGATGGACATGTGAATCTAATGCTTTTTGGTTTCCATATTTGTTCTGCCATTAAGCTTCCAGCCTCCTCGGCTTTATGATCGTCTTCACAAAGTATCGGCCGGCATCCATGCAGTGATCCGCATTTTTAAGCGGCTGTTCCACTCCGCGGTGAACTGCCTTCTCGTCCCAAACGTATCCGGTCACTTCTTTCAGGAAATTCGGACATCGGTCTCGATGAACCCGAAGCTTACGCTGGGCGATCAAAGTAGACATCATTCGTATACCCTCTAGGACTTCGTTGTCCGCATCCTTGATTCGTAATCCTCTCCTGCGCAACGTCGTTTTAAATGCAGCAGCAGAGGGATCAACGATAACGAATAACGGATAGTTGTCGCCTATGAACCTCTCCAGATCGTCCGCGTACTCGGAATTTTCCTTTTGCTTCCCTTCTTCTTTGCCGCTGTAGTAGTACTCATTCAATATCCAAACCGTGTCCCCATCATCCCAACAGTCGAGATAGACGGTAGCATTTTGCGTGCCCACATCAACAGCGATATATCGCTGCGCCAGGCTTTTGAATCCGGGGATCAGGTCAGCATCGATGAATGTGTTCAAGTCCTTATCCCACATATCATAAATGGCACCCTGGGCCACGACCCATTTTCCTTCAATCATGCGCAAATACCAAAAACCCGTGTACGCGCCACGGATAAACGTTTTGTATTCATCATCCAGATTCGGGTTATCGTCGAGCTCGAAATGATACACCTTAACCATGCCGCTTTTGAGCTTCTTCTCATCGGTAATGTATTCGGTGTAGATGTAATGGTACGGGTGATCTGGGTTTGTCGTGGCGTACAGCTTCGCACCCTTGACTGATAGCCGGTTGAGCAACTGTTTGAAAAACTTCTCAGGCATCAACGTGAGCTCGTCACAATATGCGCCCGCAAGCGTCTTACCGCGAAGGTATTTCTCCGATCCCTCATCCTTGGCCCCGATAACCTTGATCTTTCGGCCATACATCTTGATCATGCCCGTTTTGGAGTTGTAGCTGTAATTGTTCGTACCGACCGTATCGAACAGATCCTGAAGCACGTTGTCATAAATTGTATCCTTAGATACGCCGGTGATCACGAGCAATCCCTTTGGGCCATGTTTGATATAGTTCAGCCATTTCGGGATCATGCCAATCGTTTTTCCGCTGCGGACCGAGCCCTCCAGTATGTTTATCCGGGCGTCCTGCTCTATCGGATTTAGGATAAACTTAAGCACCTTCACACCAAATAAACCGAACTCCATTAGGCACCACCCAGACCGGCAGTCTCGGCGCTACGCTTCAGCATTTCCGTCAACTGGTCGATATTGCCGGTATCACTGTCTCCACCGCCTGCGTTTTTCAGATCATGCTCCTGTTTAATCTGAGCCAACTCAAGCTTCTTCTGCTCGATTTCCCGTTTAAATTTCTCCGGAAACAGATCGAAGTACTCGGCCAGCTTGTCAAGCGCTCGCATCTTGTCATGAAGCTTGATACCTATGCCTTCCTTGCCTTGCTTGACTTCGCTGATCAGCGTGCCGTCGATTTCATCGCTGTTCTTAAACAACACGAAGTTACGCTTATATGTCATAGGTTCTCCGCTTTCAGGATCAGGTATAGAGTTACCTTCGTCGTCATATACAGGTTCATCCTTCTGCCCGAACTCCAAATAATCTTTGATGTTGGCAAAGGCTATCTTGATGTACTCATTCAGCACGTCCATCGCTTCAACATATATATTATTCGCCATATCCTGCTTGACAGCGCGGATATACTCAGCTATCTTAGGATTCTTTAGGAGTCGATGACCTTCAACATGGGCACTATCGGCTGCGTAACCTGCCTTTATCATCGACTGCGTTGCATTGAAGCTCTTTACGTAATACATACAAAAAAGACGCTGCTTCTCGGTCAAGTCTGAATCAGGCTCCGGGGCTTTCGGTTGCATCTGTTTCGTCGGATGCATCTTTTTTCCCTTGGATGCATCTTTTGGCGATGCGGATGCATCCTTGCTCCAGCCTTGCCGCTGCTTGCGACTTTTAATCGTTGGCAGCTTGATACTGTACTTCTCGGCAAGCTCGGATATCGTGGCCGAAGTGGTTTCGTACTCTATGCGAATTGCATCCCAGTTATGTTCCAATCACGACACCTCACCTCCGGTGTTTAAGTCGGTTTTTCCTAACGAAAAAATATCGAGCAAAGAATTGACCAAAGAGCCGCGCTCATCAAAACACCGTAAAATAATCCGCGTGCTGGGTTCAGATCATCATTCATCCTTCACACACCTCTGTTTCGGACAATATTGCTTCATTCCGTCCCACTTACCCCAAACGCATCTTTTGCATTGTTCTGGCTGCTTCGGCCTTTCTGGCTCCTCTAAAAACTTCCGTTTTTTACTCACTCAGGCTCCCTCCCCTGCCAAAAATGTATGAGTGATTAACCCAGCGCAAAAAGAGGCGCAGCATATTCGCTACGACTCCCTCGCACGATCCATCTTTTCACTTTTCCACAATACAAATATAGCACCTCCAAGGACAAATGATCATCGGATTTCCTTCGTTTTCCCTTCGTTTTTTCTCCGCGATTTTTTAAGCTGTTTCTTCATTCGGCTGAATGTATACTTCCAAACGTAATGCAAATGCAAGCTTATATAGGGCCCGGGACTTTACCTCGTAATATTTGGTCGATCCCATGCCGATTTCGTTGTACACGTTGTAATCATAGACCTCATCGTCTTCTAAATACCTCATTTCAATAATCTGCCGCTCGGTACGCCCTAACCGGGCGATTGCTCGTTCCACTTGCTCTTGCTGCTGCTGCATCCAAGCTTCAGTATCGACGTTCCAAACCGCGACATCTTCCGCCGGCTTAGATATGGCATTCGTTGGGCCGTGATATCTAGGTTCCGGAGATGATGTGTTTTTCATCTCGCGGCGCACAAAGCCAATTTGTTTATATATACGTGCAGATTCTAAGCGCTCTTCTACAGCCTGCCTAGTTGCTTCCCTATCGATCTCCCACGGAAAAGAAATTTTCAGTTGTCCCATTCCCCGCACCCCTCACATATGGTATACTTTGGGTGCGAACGTGTATTCCCCAGCGCCTCCGACCAAGGCATACGCTGGGGAATTTTTTATTAATCTCCGATTACGCGGTATTTCGGTTCCTCTTCTTTCTCATAATCATCTGGTTTTTCTTCTTGAGCGTGTATGATTACTCTTTGCTCGTTTCGTTTAACAAACATGGTTACTTGTTCCCATTTTCCCTGTTGCATACTATCCCTCCATTACAGCCATCAGAGCAGCCCGGCATATTGCTTCTGGGGCGGTATTTGCATCAATCCTGAATTCAAAATCATCACGTACAACGTAGGCTGAAAAATAATCTCTGTAACATCCAATATCAAGTCCGCCGTTCTCCCTCATCTTCTCCACCACTTCCCAAGCTGCGGCTATTGATGATGAGTATGGTAATGATGGGTACCATGATCCTTTGTACTTTTCGTCATCACGACGCTTAAATCTCCAACGATTGGTGTAAATTTCATCGAACTCTTTGATAGTGCGGCTGAATACTAGTTCTTCGATTAAGTCGTCCATATCAGGCCCCGGCACCAATTTCCTGATCTCTTCATGTGTCATGTCCATTACCTCCATCGCTTTAACTTACTTTTTAACTTAAATACAACTTAAAATCCCGGTTAAGTTAATCTCTGTACTACCTGATCAAAATCTGAGATAATTGGCCGTGGAGGTGTTTAAATGCTCAAAACTACCGCTGATCTTGTTAGGCAGCACAAAGCTTATTTGCAAGCGCACCCTAACTCCGCAGCCGAACTAAACCAATTTGAGACTTTGTACGATCACATGTTTTACTACTTTACCGACAAGTTAGGCATGACAGATGACGAGGCTACGGCAGTAGTAAAGGACTTTTATGCTGATATTCAGCGCGCTCCCGATATTTAACATCCTCCCCCCAATAAATTGAGTATTCTCAGCGTTATTGGGGGTAACCCTCCATGTTATTCAATATTCAATCAACGTTTGCTAAGCCCGACTTTTCCTCGTCTGATGGGATGCCGATCACAAACCCCTTCTTCCTGTTAAACCAATGAGCATCCGTATAAATAAATCCGATTGAAGCAATGTCGATCGTTTTGAAATCGTAATCGTCAGTAGCTTCATTGATTACTTGTTCTGGCACGCCAATTTCAAGCAATTTCTTCCTGTTTTCTTCGATATTCTTGATCAAGAGATACTCAAGCTCTCCGCTGTTCGCATCCCAATCTACTATTTCAATGCTATTCAGAATTGCTAGTTTATCCATAGATAACCCTCCCATGTATTTGATTATTCAAACCTGTTCGTACGTTTGCTCAAAAATATCCGGCTTGCAAGGGTAAAATTCACCTTTGATACCCTTAATAATCCAATCGCCCTCACTTACCGTCATATCGCCTTCGAGCGTCTTTATAATCAGTTCGCCTTTGTATTTACCAACCGACAAGACTCCGTTTTCTTCCATTTGGTTTTTATCAATCCCCATAAATTTCATGACATCATGAATCAACATTTCAAATGGATTCCACTGGATAGCTTCGATTACAACTGGATTTTTACGAAATTTCATTGAAAACCCTCCCATGTATTTCCGTATTCAAAGCTGTCCATCGCCTAACTCCTTTGCACCTGTTATCCGAATGGATACTCCCGATCCCGCAGACGAGTACAGTTTTCGAATGACTCTATTCGTTGCTTCCTCTTGATCCTCGCCGGAAGCTACCTCTTCACCTTCATAGCGCGTCATACCAACGCCATAGGCCACAAAGCTGAACAAAAATTTTTTCATCTGCAAAACCTCGCTTAATTCGATTTTAAGATCGGCTCATACTCATCATTGCGGATAATGCTTGGTATGCCTGTTTTATGATCAACAATAAGTGTGTAGGATTCTGAATCCGTTGCGTTGTGGTTCGGTTCTTCATCAAAATCCGCGTCACATAATGGGCATTCATCAATCTGTCGACCTTCCATTTCGTAGAATGTGCCGTCGCAATACGGGCACTGCATTTCATTAATTTCTATCGCAGAATTACTTGTTTTAAAGAAGTTAATGCTTTTCTTATCCATTGATAACCCTCCCATGTCCTTCCGTATTCACGAATTTTCATTTCCATAGATATCCAATGAAAATACCGACAATCAGTGAAAAACTCGATAACACGATATAACCTTTCAAACAGGTTTACCTCCCCTTATGTCATTCAATATTCAGCCTGCGTACCTTGTAATTCCCATCACGACATGACCTTCTTTTACAAAAGCCGGATCGTCTAAGACGTATGTCACCTGAACAGTCAATTCGTCGCCGGTGTATCCAACCGGATGCGACCACTCCTGCAGACGGAGTAAATCACCAACCTGATAATTCCGATCGTTCTGCCTAACTTCAAACGGTTTTTGACCTAACTTGACCGCTTGGAAGTATTCTGGCCAAGTCTTTAACTCGTGCGTTTTCAAAGCTATAAGCTTATCATTTTGATACTCGTCGCAATAACGTTCACCATACGCCAACGACAGGATGCAGAATGTTTCGTGGTCACCATATTTCCGGATTGTCTCGTCGGAGATACCAACCGCATTGAGCTTTGAACGGTTCTCCTCACTATTGGCGACAAGAATATAGCAGTCTTCCCCACCTTGCTGCTCGATTACATCCAAACTATTCAATACATCCAATACAGCTTGTTTATTCATCGTAAACCCTCCCATGTATTTTTTTATTTCAAAGCTGTCCGTCAAAAATTTTATGTTATAATAACCAGTAAATCCCATGAAATGCGGTGAGCCATATGAAAAATTCAAAAAAACATGAGAACAAGGTTCTTCCATTTATCAAAAAAGAAGTACTGCCAGATGGTATTAATCCAATTGATTTGGTTTTACAAAAATCAGGGTCGGATAAAATCGTGATATATGCTCGTGTTGGGCGAGAAGACCAAATTAATGATAAATAGTAAATTGTCATTCAACCGGGATTTTAAAATCAAAGTCGCCATCTTGCATCTTCTTCATTAATTTAGTGACAAACTGGTGCACAGCTTTTTCGACTTCCATGTTTTCTGTGCGGCAGTAGTAACTCCTTAACCAGTCATCTAGCTTGGCATAATCTATAACTTTCATAGCATCCTCCTCATGTCCCTCCATATTCATCGGTGTTCATAATCAAGCGTTCGATTTCATCCTGTGATTCTCTGAATTTTCGCGGTTCTACGTCACTTGACAATTCCACTTCTGTACACCCTTCTGCCTGAGCGAAGCAAACAATATGATTAACCATAATCGTTACCATCTCGCCTTGTATTGTTGTTAATCGAATAAACATGTTAAATCCTCCCAAGTTCCTCAATATTCAAACGGTGTTCGTAATTTTTGATGCACATTCTTGGCAATATACCTTCTCGTTTATCACAACCGGCTTATCATCAACCGTTAAATGCTGGCAGCATCTCCGTCGCGGTTCCACTTTATATCCGCAGCACTCGAACCACCAGCCGTCTTCCAGGAGCGTTTGTTTAGGTACGAATCCTTGCTTCGCGAATTTATCGTACTGAGGCTTCCGAGAGGCACGGACATCAATGTAATCATGCCATTGCCTCGCTTCGCTGACTTGGATCGCCTGTGAACGTTTTTCCGAAAAAATAATTTCCGCGCATTCGTTATCTGGATCACAAACATAAAATGCTTTCACTGCAAACCCTCCATGTATTTGATTATTCATTTTGTTTCTTTGTTATCGAAATAATCACGGAACCAACACGGTGAGTTTGTTGGTTTAGCATTTACTTGCACCCACTGTCTAGGAACGTGACATTTCTCTTTATACGGGCAATCGCACGGACCGTCTTTATTTTCCACATGAACACCCCATATTCATTTTGTTAATTCGTAATTGTAATCAGCTTGATAACAAAACAGTGAACATTCAATTTCCGGCTCGTAATGACGTCCCATATCTGGAGAAAGTTCGTCTAAAAAAATAGGATAATCACGATTTTTGAGAATGGCATGATTGAAGCAGCGTTCAAGCTTTGACATGCGATCAAATGTTTCTGGAAAATGATCTCTGATTTTATTCCAGTAACCAGCGCCGCCTTTCACGCAGCCTATGCAATTATTATTCATGAAACCTAACTCATACATTTTGGGTAACTTGATTCCTGCATTTTCAACGATAGCCAGACAATCATTTTTTCCAAGGTTTTCATCAATGAGCGGTGTTAACAGATTGATTTCTGGATTCTCTTGCTGGAATCGGGAAACACGTTTTTTTTCTTCGCTCGTATATCCGAACGTCTGGAAGTCTGGAAACCATTCTTGTTCAAACCGTAACCGGACTTTCTTTTTAAGTTCAAGCGTACAAGGCGCTCCGCTGATTCCGGCTAAGTATCTTTTCTTTTCCCAAACATCCCAACAATCTTTGTACTTGTCACTTTTTAGGTTTACTATCGGTACCCTAAACCACTTTTCGCAATCCTCTGCAAAACGATCATTATCCTCATGTTCGTTATCAACTACAATACGAACGACCTTCATGTCATATATTCCGGCGTACTTTGACAAACATATCTTTGCCGTGACTGCGGAAGCTGCACCGCACGAAAACCAAATCACTAACCTTTCCATGCCATGTACACCGCCTTATAGGGTTATGTGGTGGGGTTGAGGCTATCTAGAGCTGCCTTAGCTTCGTTATGCATCCGTTCAGCGTAGTTCTCAGCATCGCCCCATCCGTACGCTTCAACGATCCGTTCCAGAGCCGCTTTCATTTCAATAAGTAGTTTGTAGTTTTTGTATGCTTCCCGTTCGTGGTGTCGGGCGACGCTTTCTTCTTCCATGAGTTCATGGTTTAACCGTTCTATCTCCTTATCCTGCTCAGCAACCTTAGCTTCCAACGTATAAACATCACGATTATATAAATCCGCAATCCGTTGATTCTCCGCTATAAGTTGTTCTTCCCTATCTAGGGCGTTGCGGAGCCAAGAGGATGCATTAATTGCAAGGTAGATGTCAGCATTGGTATAGTTGCCGAATCCTGTGAAATTTGCGCTCGCTGCTTTTATTGCCTTCCTTACCTCTTCCCGTTCTTGTTCTGGTGTCATCTATTGTTACCTCCTAAATGATCAATGATCTGTATCGGCCTCCGCTGACGCTGGGTTGTTCGGTCGGATCGGAGGCCGTTCGGCCGAATCGAATCAACTCTTCCAGTAAACGTTAAGAATGTAGTCTTTATCAGCATCTGTTAATGTTCGTTTCCATGCATTTAGCTTGTTCGTAAATTGTTCTTCTGTATCGTTTGTTGACCACATATGGTTCTGCTCGTACTGGAAGAATGCCCCGATAGCTTGACATTCATTGCAATACCAATGCCATAAAGGATTGGCTTTTCTATCACAAGTTCGACATTTCATATTGTTCACCGCCCTGATATTTGTTATTGCCTTGTTCTGCCCAAACCGCTTAGGCCGTATATTCCCTATTCTCTTTAAAGGGGTGGTTCCCAGTTCCAAAAACCTTGTTGCCCTTTGGCCGGGATTGGCTCAGCAAAAACCTTCAAGTCCATAAGCTCCCACGCATATCTACCGTCCGCATAATGTCCGGCGTGAAACTCTGTAGAGCCCTTTCCGATCCAATGCACCGGGACATTGCCAGTCATCAATACAGCGTCTCCCGTATGGTCAATATGGATTTCGTGGCAATTAGCCAGACGAGCTACAGCAAGGATTGCTCCATTTGGAATATCTCTCATGACATTAAAGCCATGTGATAGGATTGCC